TCAGAACAATCCCTCTATTCGGGGTCGCTCCACCAGTAAGAGGGAATGAGAACAAAACAGCTTCTGCATCATCCGCATCCTTATTAATCTCTGCACTGGTTACCCAATAAGGATTTTCAAGGGTTGTTCCTCTCAAATCCGTTCGTCTCAAATCTAACATAGCCATAATAGTATTCTCCTTTTAGTGAATAACAGAATACATGGCAGTAACGAAAAAGGTACCACCAGTTCCACCATTATCATCGCAAGTTAGGGTGATCGCCCCACTTGCATCGTTAAACCATTTACCCCTACTTGCTGGTTGCCCATCTTGAATTGCTCTTACTACACCAAGAGAATCAGCTTCTCCAAGAATAGTATCTATAAAGCCATCTGGGTCAGCAGTCTCACCATTTCCCATAAAACCTACTGAAACAAGAGCACCAGCAGCTGTTGCAGCTAATGTCTTAATTAGCCATACATCTGTAACAAACGCAAACTGTGGGATGTCAATAAGACAGTAGCTATCATCATCAGGGTCAATGAGTGTAACACTTCTTGCAAACCGGAAGTTATCCGATTTCCTTACGTGTGATTCTTTATATTCCATAACTCATTATCTCCTTTTAGGTAAGTCTTGCACCCCAACTTGAACCAGTGATTGCTCCGAAGTCATAACCGCCGAAACGAGTTTTCTTATAACCAAGAATACCACCACCTCGAATCATAAGAAAGCGTTTTGCGTCCCTTGTGTAAGGAACGAAAGCCATTACACTTGATTTACTTTCACCTGCTCCGCCCCACGCCCAACACGCTGCCTGAGCACCAACCAGAACGTTCCGGTAAACATTGGTCTGTACTGCTGGGACCCTTTCAGATTTCATAACAAGCAATCCATTGTACTCAAACTCAATATTTGGTTCACCGAGTTTGTTGGCACTTCTGAGCATATCACCCCACTGGCCAACATCAGTATCATGGCGCAGTCTGTCATACACAAAAGTATGCAGGATTACTTTGAAATACTTCCTACCCTTAATCATTAAGGGGCGTACCTTTAAAGCTTCATTGGTAGGTACTTCCGCCCTTTGCTTCATAGCATCAAGGAAGCCAAGTGTCATTGTATCAGAAGCAGTCATAGATGCTTCTGCAACTTCATTCATAAGCATCTTATGGTCAGTATCCGGCTCTTCAATTGCTTGAGCAAATTCTACTCCAGCCACCCTAAAGGCACTGTTTCCACACAGCGTATTGATAGCCATATCACTCAACTTATCAACCCACCATTCCTGCAGACCATCTTTCCCTTCAACAAGCAGGTCATAAGGAACTCTTTGCTCTTCCATTTTACCGCCAGTATCAACTGCATGGTTCAGTTCTTCAATAGTCATCTTGAAGTCTTTAAAGCGCAGCTGTTCTTCATTGCCCTCTACAGTACTTCTACCGACAACACCTTCACCAGTTAGAGGCAGACGAATACCAAAGGTTACTTGATCACCTTCGCCTTTCCCTAATTCAGTCCTAATCTGAATCGGACTGTTTGTTCCTTTACCTACCAGACTTGAAAACTCAACTGCAGGGAGAATCATTTGAAACAAGTCCCTTGCGTGTTTCTTTCTGGTCAGGTTATCATTAGATACGAAAATTGTTTCAGCCATTTATTAATCTCCTTTAATCCAATTCATTGCGGAGATACTTATCGTATACATCTTTTGGTACAGCATCAAGTTCATCTTCTTCCATCTCATCAATCCTTTTAGCTGTCCAACCACCTTTATCACTTCCACCTTTCAGATTACCAATAGATGTAGTTTCCTTTACAGGAACTTTAGGTTTAGTCTCCGCAGTAGTTTCAGTTTTACTCTCGTCGGTTTTCTTTTCAGTTTCCTCTTCCTTAGCAAAGTCAGGATGATACTGCTTAATTACATCATACATATATTTGTAAGGATTAGACATTTTCCAGATAGATACTTCAACTTCAATCCTACGTTCTTCATAGTTACCACCTTGTTCCTTAGTAACATGTGAAGCAATAGTATCTACAACATCATTAAAGCGTTCTGTTGAAACAACCACTCCAACGTCAGACCACTTTTGTGTCTCAGTCATTTGCTGTAATAGAACATCTAACTGACCACCACGAGCTGCCATCACACTTTCCTTCTCATTCATCAGCTCTTCAATAGGAGTTAAGTCTTCTTCAATATCCTTTTCCTCACCAGTTACTTCATCAATAACCTTACTCGTTCGTTTATCAACTCTGGCAAGTTGCTGCTTAAGCAGTGTAGACTCCTGTTTCTGGTTACGCAAAAGACCTCTTAGCTCAGAGAGCTCAGCATCTCGTTCAGTTCCTGTAATTTGCGTTTCTTCTCCAGTCTTCGTTCCATCTTCAACATCCGACTTTTCTTCTGTTCCCTGTCCTTCCTCAGTTTTCTCACCTTCTTCAGTAGCATCCGTTTCTGCCGTCTTGTCTTCTGTACCTGTACCTGTCGAGAGTTCATCAGTCTTCTCCTCAGTTTTACCGTCAACTTTTACTTCTTCTATTGCGCCAGCATCAAGCGCTGCAGTCAGCTCATCAAGAGCTTCTTCTCCTACAGTATCTTGCGCTTTAACTATTGTCTCTCCCATTTTATCCTCCAGTTAATCTTTTGTTGTACTTGATTTCTTAGCTTGTATAATTTTAGCCTCCGCTTCCTTCTCCTTAATATCCACCTCCTTTTCTTTCAACTTCATTTCCCATTCAGCCATTTTACGGTCATGGTCAGCCTGTTTAGCTTCAGCTTCCCTTTGCGCATCATGATAAGCTTTTACCTGCTGTTTAACACTAAATGGTAGTCCAGCATAATCTAAGAATACCTCCGGTGGTATACTTCCAGGATTATTATGTGCAAAGTCACCAAGCATTTGAGCAATACCAGACCTCATTGAAATAGTCTCAATAGTTTCACCTATCTCAATATCATATTCTCCTACAGTTATATCATTCCAAGTAGGACTTTGAGGATTCATCTGTGAGTTAATTTCCATCAGCTGCATTCCTTTCTCTCCTTGAACCCTAATCATTTCAGAGTCAGCAATGTATTGCTGCATAAAGGAAAGCAGTATTTTAGAATCTTTAATTCTTGATTTTCGAAAGTTATCGAATAGAATGTAGAGAACAACTACACCAGTTTCCTGTCGCATTCTTAAAGCAACACCAGGTTCTCTACTTGATGTCTGTACACTCATAAGTGGGTCTTGTATACCAGAAGCATCCTTCATACTCTGCGAACTCATAGCATCAAACTCTTTATAGATAGGTGGTATTGAAGGTTGCTCTTGAAAACCTACTTTATCATACATACCCTTTGAAATTTCAAGGTGAAAATTCGGGTCAGTACTTCTCTTTTCATAATCATCTATATTAGTAACGGCACCAACCTCATGCTTTAACATACCTTTAGGTAATGTTTTAAGTTGAGAAGAAATCTGTCGGCGCATATCATTCTTAGCTCTTTGAGGGTCTTTCATCATAGTAACCGCACCAAAGAAGTTATTGTTATCATCATCTCTATAGGCGCCATACAGCGACATTGGAAAACCCTCATAGTTATGAGGACTTACTCCTTCTTCAAGCGTTACACTTCCACTAAACAGTGAGTAGTAATAAATCTTCCTAAATCCTGGAGCACTCATAGGCTCTTCAAACTTTTGTTCAATTACTTCACCATTCTCATCCTCTCCAACAGGAACTCCTTCAGCAAGTGTTTGCACAAACTTTGTGTAGTCAGCTTTACTAAGCCATTCCATCTTTCCGGTCATAGGATTTTGAAACCAGATAACCTTTCGCATCTTATAATACCAGCCCTCAGCAATGCGATACTTATCATTTGCTTCATTAAAGAAGGAAGGCATATCAGTAGTTCCACCACCACCCTTAACATTAGTTATGTCCACTTTAGGAAAGTAAAGCTTTATTTCTTCTTCAGTAAGCCAAGTATCAATAAATACATACCTTGCATCACTTAAGTCAAGTTCAACACTATCTGGGTCAACATAAAAGTTAAATCCTGAATACCGCTTACACTCCAATTTAGGTTTAAATGGATTATCCCTGTTAATGAAGAAGTACATAAGACTACGACCTGACTTAACAGTATGTAGGAAACAATCAAGTTGTCTATCAATCAAGCCAATCTTTTTACTAAAGTGTTTTACCGAATTACCAACCAACTCAGCCAACGGCTCATCTTCCTTTCCAATAGGAAACACTTCAGGTTCATGCCGTGTCTGAGAAGCAACACCATAGAGCATATCAATCTTTGGCTTTACTTCATTGTAAACACTTGGTACTTTATTCTTAGCTTTAAGAGTACTTTTCACTTCATCAGTATCTTGATCACCAGCATAGAATGCATAATCTTCCGTCGCTACAGTTCTATACTTTGTCTCTGATGTACTCCTCTCAGCATCACGTAACCAATCAAGCAGGAACTTATTATTTTCCTTGTTCTCTGTTCCTGTATCAGGTGTTTCCATTCTTTCACTTGGCATTTTGTTCCTCTTGTTTTTCTATTGCTTCAAGTGTATACACTAATTCATTGTATAAATCAATACCAGTAGGATGCATATGTTGACCTGAGCAAACAAATATTCGACCATGTTTTAGGGTGACTATAATTTCCTTAAACAACTTTAATGAAAGTATAACTTTTTTATTTGTTTTCATCCAGTCATCCAGGTCTCACGACCATCATCCATAAAGCTATTATCTGGTTGGGGTTGCACACTTTCCTGTCTATCTTTCTGATTCTTCTTAGATTTCCACATTAAACTTGCAACTCTGTGAAAGTACTCAGTTAAACAAAGGGCATCTGCAATATTAGGACTTGCAATACCTCTCAGTTTCATCTTCTTCTTACTCTCTACTACATACCCTCCCAGGGCATTGAACTCATAGTAAGGACTGGCAAGTTCATTACACAACTCCTCACCCATTTCACCAATAGGAAAGGAGTAAACTCCCCTCATACACTTTTGTCTTACAGCAACCCACAACTCATCCCGTAAGATATTATACTTTTCTCTATTACTAGATTTCCATTTAGTATTAATACCATGAACATCAGCTCTCCTGAGCTTTTGCAGCCAGTCGGTAACACCAGCACCAACGCCAATTTCATCTATGGCAATACCATCAGCTTCGTTGTCAGCATACACCTGCAAAATAAAACCGCCAAAAGTAATAGTATCCATGCCCTGAAAAGTTTCCCAAGGGTCAATTCTTAATCCCTGCCGTGGCATGATAATACTCTTATCTTCGCCATATCTTGCAACATCAACTCCAAGGTAAATAGGCTCATCCTCAGCAACTTCAATCTCATTACCAACACACTGCTGTGCCCAATGTAGTGGAATTAACGTCCTCTCATCTTCAGTCGGTGGGTCACCAGTAACACGTATTCTATACACGTTAGAATCAATGCCATACTTAGTAGCCATATAAGCCGGATACTCGTCCTTAACATTGGTGCTTTTTCTACTATCCCAGTGAAACCGAGTCCAAGGTTTCCTGAGTTCTTTGTGGAAATGACTATCATAGAAGTAACCTGTATTCCTTGTCATATTTCCAATAAGTAGTACTTTATTGTCTCTCTGCGTCATAGCACCTTCAAGTGGTATAAACACAGGGTCTGGGATACCAGATGCTTCATCACAGACAATAAGTAAGTGTTCACCATGGAAGCCAGCAAGTGTTTCAGCCTGATCTTCTTTTGTAGCTTTAACAGAAGGACTTACTGCTCTACACCACCATTCTTTTGGAGATTCTTTATGAAACAACTTATCCTTCTGTATAACAAATTCATCTTGTAAGATACTCATACGAAGCCATTTACTTAACTCACTCCATAAAATATCATTTAACTGTCGTGCAGTAGGTGCAGTACAAACGACCTTTGCATATGGCCTTGTAATCATAAACCAGAATATTGCCCAACTTGCTCCAGCATCTTTACCAGTACCATGACCAGACCTAATAGTTATTCTGTTAGAAGCATTTAACGATTGAAGCAGTTCAACCTGCTGGGTACTCGGCCCATCCTGTGGAACTTGTCCCCAGTCGAATGCTTCCATAGCAAATATGAGTGGACTTTGTCTCCACTCTCTAAGTTTTCTTTCTACTAAGTCCATATACGAATAAGTTCTGTCTTGTTATTATTAGTTAAATACATCTTAATCATATCATACATATAATTTAATTGAGGAGGTAAACAGTTAGCAACTATTAAAACATTTTCAGCAGTATAACCAGAAAGCAACTCAATATTTTCATTTTTATTTGCTTGCACACTTAAAGGAATAAACTTACAAAACCAATCGTATTTATTTTTCATAAATAAACCATTTTGCTTACAATCAAATTCTGTATTAATTGAAAGTTGATTACACAAAGTAAATACTTTATCTTGTAATATCTTATTATCTTTACTTGTACCAATACATAGTATTTTAGGGTAACTTACTGTAGTAAGAAACAATATTATTTCTTTGGCTGCTTTTTGTAAGTCCATTACCCTTTGCCCTTCTTCTGTTGCTCAGCAAAGATTATTTCCAACTTCTTCATTATTACTTCCCACTCTATTTTAAAATTTTGCCAGTCTCTAATAGCACGATTAGGCCATGTTCTCTTATCTAAACCATATCTATCCTCTAATGACCACATCCTTTTCTGAAGGTCATTAGCTCTTGCTTCCAGAAAGCCATAGTCCACCTTCATTGAAAGCACTTGAAGTTCAGATGATTTAGCAAAGTATCCAATCGCACTAAATCCTGCACCAAAGATAACAATAAGAGAAACAATAATACCTATTATAGTAGAGTATTTTTTCATTAGTATTAAGACTGCCCAAGGGCGCGAGATCGGAGGTAAATCCCTTTGACGGTAATAACTCCCGGGTAGTCAGGCCCTCGGGCAGTTAGTCTGCCTTCCTTCTTATTTTAAACGGTTTCCCTTTAGTTGCTTTTATATGTTTAGGCAGCTCCACTGCTCCTGCCTTCCTTCTTAAATACATTGGAGGCCCCTTAGCTTCTGCAGCATCCTGCAGTGCTCGTGCCATTTCTCCAGGAGTTAGTTTCTTTTTACTTTTAGGACTTCTTACAACTCCTTCAATCCACTCATCAAAAGTATCAGGTAGCTTTCCTTCTTTAACTTTCTTTTGTATAGCAGTTCTCTTTCTAAATCCTTTAGCTGCTTCCCCTAATGTTTTCCTGTAAAGCGTAGGAGACCTTTTCATCATGTCTTGTGTAACAACTTTTGCTGCTATATTAAAGGCTTTATCATATTCTTTACTTGTTATTTTCCTTCCTTTATCTACTGCCCAAGAAGTTAATCTTGCGTGTGTTTCAGTAGGGTCATCTTTATAAAACTTTCTCCCAAATTTTACTTTATTAGAAGCTTTAGCTCTTGCAACTGCTTTATTTGCTATATCAGAAGATGTTTCAAGTACAGCAGCGTTATAACCCTTTCTTGTTTTATCTCCTTTAGTTGCATGTGCAGTAGAGTGTACTGTTTCATGCCACCACTCTTCTGAACCAGCTTTTGGGTCTAACTGAATTTTAGATTCTCCAGGTTTCTGTCCTATCCTTACATTTCTTCCGGTAGTTCCTGGAGGAAGTCTATCTGTATACTTAACATTTATTAAAGGGTCAAATACTTCTTTTGGGGTATTTCTCATAGTAGCTGCCATTGCTCTAACTTTCTTTGGTGGTAGTAGACTATTAGTAATTTCTCTTGCACCTACATTGGTATACCCAGCTTTTAGTGCTTTTTTCTTAGTATCAATTCTTATTTTTCCAGCGCTACTTCCAAGTGTCTTGCGAGCAGCAGCTCCTGTCATCCCTGCACCAACAGTGTTTGGAGGCAACCCTCCAGGCTTTCCACCTACTATACCACTAAGCACAGCAAGTGTCAACTCCTCACTGGTTATATCTAACGGCTCACCTTTATAAGCACTTATCAAAGCTCCACCAGCTTTACTTGCTGGTGTTAGCATTTCAGTACCTAACTGCTTGAAGCCTCTACCGACCTTGTGAACATAGTCACTCACGCCTTTTCTTCTTCTAATATCTTCAGCAGTCTTCTTTTTTCTAATTGGCATATATTCCCAGAAAGGTCACGGATTGACCTACTCAGTTATAAACTTGGTTCATACTCCGGATTAGTTACATCCTTAATTATTTCAGTAACATCATCTCCATTAACATCTACAATATCAACTTCCTTAGCATTCAGTGCCAGCTCCTCTTTCTCTATCTTAATTAAATAACCCACCAGTCCCTTTATGTCAGTCGGTTTACCTTCCAATACTTGTTCCTTATCTTTCAGTATTTTAAATGCGAATACTAAGTCGCGAAGTGGGGCTTGTTCTATTTTATCAGGAGTAATTGCTTCGAGGATTTTAGCTTGAATACTTGTTAATTGTAAGGACTGAAGTGGCCTGTACTTCATAAGAATGCCTTGTTCTTGCTGTATCTTGGCAATCCTATTGGAGATGGTTTGAGGAGAACAGCCTATTTCGTCTGCCTGCTCCTTTATCGTTAGTCCCATATCTCCAAAGTCAAGTAGTACATCAGTATCTATATCTAATAGCTTTCCCATAAAGTCCTTGTTGTTAAAGGTATGTGTAATAGATTCTATCTATAACACACTTTTTCAAAGATGTCAACAATTATTATCCAAACCTTGACGATTTATTTCCTTTCTGAAGTATTCTAAGCAAGTCGTATAAATTCACCTACTGTGTAACAAAGGTCTATATCATTTCATCCACCTTAACCGTTGGGTGCTTCGGGGGCATCAAGGTTTCATCAAATAACCGTCATTAAACACGCCAGCCTGTATACCCAATGAAATCAACACGTTACGGAGTACTCAAAATAATTGTTGACAATACCATTTTAAAATGTAATAATGCACTCAACAAATCAATTTGTTCTTTGACAATTTAAACTTTATTCTTCTTAATAGTGGCATGACCTCCAATTAAAAAGGAGTCAATCATGGCACAAGCAAAGATAAAAGTAAGTATCGACCACACCACAGGTGTAATCACATGGGAAGGGCTTGACTTTGAAGTAAACGTACCAGAATTGTTATTCATAGAGGACTGGTCAGAACGTATGGCGCTTGACCGCATGGCATCCTGTCATGGGATTAAGCAAAAAGTCAATGACTCACGAGCCGGATTAACCTTTGACAAAGGTAATACCGAAGCAGATATGGTTAACGTAATGCAAGAAGTTGTTGACCACATCGCTGACGGCCAATGGAATAAGACCAAAGAAGGCTCAAAAGGCAAGAGTCTGTCCTTAACCAATGCCATCAGCAAGATGAAGGAACTCGGTAAAACTGAAGCAGAAATTCGGGAAAGTCTCGACTGGATGTTTCCAGCAATTGACGTTAATACACTTAAAATATAATTCAACCTGAGGTCATGTTACTACTAAGTAGAATAAAATTTAAGAAAAGTCAACGATTTACCTGCTTTACTGAGAAAGTTTAAGAGAGGTGTATTTAGTGCGATATGTAGCCTGTACGTGTACGTTGTACGTGTATTTATTCCCTACATTATTGGGTCATTTCCGTTGACCTTTCTTACCTTCTCTTAAGAAAAAAAAAAAAAAAAAAAAAAAAAAAAAAAAAAAAAAAAAAAAAAAAAAAAAAAAAAAAAAAAAAAAAAAAAA